ACTACAATAGCATTGGTTAGTGTACCAGAGAAACTTGGGTCTTCAGTCTGTGTATCAGTTGTGCCAAGTTGTGGTAGATCAGAGGGTAGAACAACAACAGTGGTTACGTTCTCACTAAAGTTGTCTTCTTTGTCATATGCCCTGATTAGGTATGTACCACTACGGGCGGGTAAACTAGCACTGGTAGCTGGACGAGGTATTTTCTCAACAACAGTTGTAGATGTACCCCAAGTTGCACCTGTTGTACTTGAGTTATGCTTAACAACATAATGAGATAAGTCAGCATCAGGGATAGCAGTCCAACTTAGGAAGAGTGTACCACCAGATAATTCTGCTTCTAGTCCAGTAACATCTGAAGGGTCACCAATAAAGGCATTGATCTCTTGATCTTCTAATAGTTCCCACTCACCTCTAACACCTAGAGTATTAATACCCCTAGCCCTGAAGTCATAAGTTCCAGTCTCAAGATCAAGAGCCTCAAAGACACCAAGAGGGCCAGTACCAACAGACTTAAATGTATCTGCACTAGACTTTTTAAACTCTACTTCTACCCGTTCTAATAAAGCCCCTGTTGTAGCTGATACAGTAATAGCAGCTATGTTAGAGACTTTTTGGTTACTGACCTGTGCAATAGCTTCTACTGAAATACCGACAGGTGTTACAAAGAAGGGTGAGGGGAGTGTTGTGTTATCTCTTTCGTATACAGCACCATCAGAAATGTCGTCAAATACACTTTCAGAGATTTCTCTCAGTGTCATAGTACACTGTAAATCATTTTCTTCTGCTAATCCAAACGTCCAGTGTATAACTTCAAACTCTTTTTCGTTGTCTAAATCAATAGCAACACCTGTAGTATTTGCATCACCAGAACCAGTTGCTATAAAGACAACACCTGTTGTGTTAGAAGAGGCACCTAGTGCTGTAAAATCAGTATCTCCAACAGTTTTTATTTCATACTGTGTACCAACTTCAAAACTACCAGCTTTTACAATACCCCAACCAAATCTAGAGTTTCTTAATTTTATTGTATCACCAACTTGTACTTGAAATGCTCTCATACCAAACGAGGCTTGTACAGTTAGCTGTTGCCTATTCCTCTCCAAGTAAATATTAGCAATACGTCTTGCCATATCGACATCAGAAGTAAACGACAAATTAAGGTCAGTGGCTTTTTCTTGATTATTATCAGCAATCAAAAAATCAGGGTTACTTACTGGTGGAAAGTCTGTGGGTTGCCAATTAGAAGCCTCACCCGACCAAGTTCCATTAACCTTATTGAAATTCTCATTACGAGAATGACGAGTAGCTACAGAAATAGAACTACGAAGGTCATCTTCATCAAAAGTATAAGAGGCAGCAGTCCAATAAGCTGGTTTAGTACGCCATTTACCTTGTGCATACCATACAAGCCCACCCATAGAACTAATCATATTACTTATAATATCATAGGGACTTACCGCTGTAGTAAATGCACCATTACAAGTATACCTTTGATTACCAGTAAGTGTAGGATAGTTGTAGTAATCACAAACATTAGCAGCAATAATAAACTGAGTGTCGTCTATATTATCTGATACTTCACCAAGACCATAACGAGTATTAGATAAGTAGTCACGAAGGCATAGAGCAGGATTATCTGACCAAGCTGTAGTTTCAGTTCTTGGGTCGTAAACCTTCTTACCTTTGATTACTGCTGTAACTTCTGGAACACCATTAGGAAACTTATCTTGGTTATATGTCATCCGAAGATACATATAGGCAATACCACGAAGTCTGTGTGCTGTAGTCCAATCAGCAACTTCAGATACTAGATTAGCATCAGCTTCTTGGTCATCGGTTCCTAGATGAGTATAAATCTTCATGTAGCCACTATAACGGCTAGGGCTTGTGACATTCCCATTACCATCTACAGTGGCTAGTTCATCATTAATATAGATTTCCTCAAAGGATTCTATCTCATGTCCAGTGAAGGCAACAACACGGTGAAGAACTTGATTACTACTACCTGTAGTTTCATCAAAGACACGAACACCAGCAACTTTAGTCTTACCATAGATAATCTGATGATCTGCGACAGAACTACTAGAAGTTACTTTGTAACCTGACTGCCCACCAGAGGAACCTGCAATACCACCTATAGATGGCTTAGGTGTAAGGGCATTAAGTGCTGCTCCTAATGCAGTGGTGATAAGAAAGTGTGAAACAAAACTACCACCTAAAAGTGCAGCCCCAGTGACCCCAGCAGCTACCAAACCACCAGTTACCGCAGTACTTACTAATGCCATTGATGCAGAGATTGCCATTCTTAGTCACCTATATACTTAGAGTAAACACGTTCAATTAACCCGAAGCCCATATGCTCCATCAGAACGTCAAAAGGTTTATGAACCTTAGTGTTTATATTAAGTACAGATACCCCATCATCTCTAAGGTATTTCTCTGCAAACTTAATTAGCTTTATGCCAGTACGACCCTTGCGGTATTCTTTCTTCAGGTACAAGATATCATTAACCGCAAACACATGATCCTTGTAGTGTAGGTTACTACCCGTAATAACGACAAAGTAACCAACTAACTCTTCTTTAACCCTAGCAGTGAAAATCCTAAGTTTACCAGAGTTCTCTAAAGTATGATAAGTATCCCAATCAGGGTTTAACTTAATCTTGTCTTTATTTACTGCTATCTCTTCCCAGTGTAGTCGGATAAGTTCTTGACAATCTTTCTCACAAGTATCTAAGAACTCTTGCTGGTATTTAATCATCAGATATTGATTGCCTCGCTTGGTCTCTCTTCTGAGTAATCTCTTCGGGTATAGCTACTCCCTTTTCCAAGAAACGTGTAACATACCAATCAGTAGAAGCTAGATAAGCTCTGGCCTTCTTGTTGATAACAATTTGTTCTTTTGTCATGGTGCAACTTTACCCCAATACAACTCTTTAGTCTGTAGGTCTTCTACAAAGTCTAAACCAAGGTCATTAGGAAACAAGGACTTCTGATAAGCAGAAGTAAATCTAGAAGTACGTGGTCTCTCTAAGTCAATTAACTTATTCTCAATACTAAGTTGTATAGTAGAGGAGTCTGGGCCTTCTTCGATATTCATCTGATCCATGTAACCAGCGAAAATCTCCGTAAGACTTGTTCGAGCATCTTCTAGCATTATCTTACCACCATCTTCAAATAGAAGGTAGTTTGAACTCTCTGTAAGAAGTGCATCTGTAGCAAAAGTACCAAAGTAAATCTTAGCTTGTCGCCCCTGATATGGCTCACTGAGAGCTAAAGATAAGACTTCTGATGGTACACCACTAAGAGTAACTGTAGCACCCTTAGCGGCGATCTCTGAGGTCTCTTCTACAGTATCAAAAGTTAGCAGGTTTCCCGTACCATACCAACTATTCTCTTCGTAGACTAATGTACCTACGCCTGTCCAGAGACGCATAACTTCATCACCATCAAATAGTAATTCAACAGCAAAGAACGGATAGATTACATCATTAGAGATAGCGTCTATCGCCGTTTGTTGTACATCTCTGGACATGACTCTTAAGCCTCTTCAGGTTTCTGTTCTAGGGCATCCTTAAGCATCTTCATGAAAGCCTCACGACCAACACGTAATTGAGCTAGGTTAAACTCTGCTGATGCAATTTTGCTGTCGAGTGAACCTAAGTGGTTAATGCAAGCCTTAGCTTCATCTGATAGTTCACTCTCTTTGTATTCAACGTCATCAATAACGACCTTTTTCTCTTCAGTCATCATCTTCTCCTTATGTAGTTATCAGGCCCAAGGCATTCCTGATAAACTTGTTGGGTTAGCCATTGCGTCCAGTTTAGCTTGGATCGCAGCCTCGGTGTCGGCTTGGTTTACTTGTGCTTGCACCCAGCCCAAGACTGTTGCTTCAGTCAAGCTGTCATATGCCACCCAGCCATCCGCAGATGGATCAGGCTCATGTGATGTGGTGCCGTAGCTAGACGCAGTGTTGTCGCCGTCTACGCCAACGCATCTCCAATGGGCTGTAGTTACGCCTTTGTCAGCGTCATTGTTGTACTCGAGATTGGCTACTGACCATGTGAATGTTGCTGGCATTGGTTATACCTCCTGTGCTGCTAAGTGTGCGGCATAAGCATCCTTAACCGCTTGTGTGTGTACTGCTGCACAGATGGCTTGAACCTCTGCGCTCTCGCCTGTGATGTCTGCATCAGGTGCAACTACATGGCGTGAGAAGGATCGGCTGATTTCTACTCCGTCACGTTCTATCACTGTTGCCGTGCGGACTTGTACGTGTTTATACGGGCCAACTATTTCTACTTTATCCTGTTCAATGCGCTCTGTAAGTGCCATTATACTAACTCCGCTTTGTAGCCTTTGTGCGCCTTTAAACGCTTACCACTGATTGTGGCATGAAGATTGGCTTTGTTTAAATCATGTTCACGGCAAAACTTTGCCATATTTGTTATGCTTTCTCTGTGACCGCTTGGATGCACTACAACGTAGCTTTTTGCATTATGGTTATTACCATCAAGCCAAGGTTTATCGTATTCACGCCTGTTCTTCACTTGGTCTGACTTGCTTGCCCACCGCACATTACCAGCTTCGTAATGACCGTTGTTGTCAATACGATCTAACGAATATGTCGGATCAGGCTTATCACCTAGTTCAGCATAAAACTCCTCAAAGCTGCCAAAGCGGAACTCAACGCCACGACCACCATAGTATTTATAGATGGGGCATCGTTCGCTTTCGCATCTCCTCCGTGCATCATTGTAGGTTTGCCTTAACCTACGTATTGTTTCTTCTGTTAGTGCCATCGTTTATCTCCTGTGATGGTTGGACTGACTACCCTGTGATCCAACAGGGGTGGTTATAATTATACAAAGTAGGAACCTTCAAACTGACACGCAAAAGATGCATCGCAGCTTATGGCACTGGAAATGGCTGATGATGTTGCGCTAGTTGATACGAAGAAAGCCTCTGTGGTATTTTCAATAACAGGTATACTAAGATAGCCGTCTGTTGTGAGAGTTATATTTGCGTTAATTCGGGTAGGGTAAAATGATCCAGCTTGGATACCATTGTCTGACCCACTTGTAAAAGGCAGTCCCGCAATGCGCATATCACCTGTGCCAGTAAAGCTGTTTACGTTTATGTAAAAACGCACTGTCACTAAATTACCTACTTTTGTGTAGTTTCCCCATCGGCCTAAATATGTTGCTGTTCCCGCTGTGGTTGCACCTTTTATAGTAGGCGTCCAAGTCCCCTCCTCATAGTCATCCAGCTTATTAGCCGCCACAGTGCCGCCAAGGTATACACCGCCAGACAGGTAGAGGTCTTTGAAGCGGGAGCCTACTGCACCAAGGCTAATAGCATCTGTTCTAACTGCGTTGGCAGACATGCTGTGTGGCTCAATGGCATCAGATGAAATATTGTCAAAGAACAAGCCAACGCCACCTCGACCAATAGTCAATCTTGATGATAATACCCCAATACTCCCCACCGTGGAGCCGT